ATTATTTCCTAGATTTGACAGCTTAACAATAGGATTAGCTCTAGAGAATGAAGGTAAGGATATTTTAAATACTGAACTAAAATCAGTATACGACAGTAAGAGCGAATGTATTCTAGAAATAGAAGATCTTAAAAATGAATTAACTACTATTGTTATGACTCAAACTAGTACCGGACCTAATGCTAGAGACAGATGGGATACTCCCGAATTGAAACTTCCTAATGGTAAAAGAGGCAGATTAAGAAAAGATCGTTATAGTTCTTTATTAATTGCCAATATGCTTGCCAGACAAATGAATCGTGCTATTCCAGCTATTCAATATGATCTCGTTGGTGGAAACGCTAGAGATTTAATAGGGGGTAAAGGAGCTTTATACAAAGGACCGGACTGGTATGTTAATCCAATCAATGAAAATGGAGATGACATATTTATGGGAGTATATCGATAAAGGGTGTATTTATCGGTTAATGGTATTACAATATAATTAGTAATTCAATTAGGTAAAAAAAATGACCAAAAGAAGAAAATATGAAAATGGCGATGCTATAAAAAACGCGGCTCCATTGGATTTAGACGCTTACATAACCTGGGGAGATGACCTAGAAAGTAAGCAAATCGCCCTAAAAAGAGCTTCTTCTTCTCTTGAAGAGTTTACAGGAATCCAAAAAGCAGAAGCCGCTGGTCGTAGATACAGCTTAGATTACTCTAACTTAGATACTAATACTTCTGGCCGTCCTGGTTTTACACGAACTGATTACGACTTCTTCCGTCCAGACGAAGCTATACCTCGTAGATCAATGCAGTTAATTCTGCGAAAAGCAGAGGATATCTACAAAAGAAATGGCTTAGTAAAAAATGTAATTGATTTGATGGGCGATTTTGCCTGTCAAGGAATAAAGCTTGTTCACAAAAATAAAAAATACGAAAGATTTTACAGAAGATGGTTTGAGAAGGTTGGTGGAAAAGAGCGCAGCGAAAGATTCTTAAATAATCTATATAAATCCGGTAATATCGTAATAAATAGACAAACAGGTAAACTTCCGCTTAAGAGCGTTAGCGATATGTATAAAGTCAGAGCTTCTGCTGATTTTGATATTACAGATGCAAATGGTCCAGAGGTTGGTAAAAGAGAGATTCCCTGGAGATATACTTTTATAGACCCTGTTCTTGTGGAAGTAGCAGGAGGCTCTTTATCTTCATTTATTCAGGATAAAAGATATCAAATTATTCTACCAGCTAGTATTAGAAAAATAATAAACTCTCCTAAGAGCGAGGAAGAAAGACAGCTAGTAGCTAATTTACCCGCAGCTATTATAGAAGCAGCAAAACAAAAAAAGGCATATCCACTAGATCCAGCAAAAACAGAAGTCTTTCATTATAAAAAAGATGATTGGGAAGCTTGGGCCTATCCTATGATTCATGCTATCATGGATGATATTACATTAATAGATAAACTAAAATTAGCAGATATGGCTGCTCTTGACGGAGCTATTAGTAATATCCGTATTTTTAAGCTAGGAAGTTTAGAGCATAAAATAGCTCCAACTAAGAACTCTACAGCAAAGTTGGCACAAATTTTAGGGAATAACGTAGGCGGCGGTACTATGGATCTTATTTGGGGTCCAGATATTGAGCTAATAGAGAGTAAAACTAGCGTTCATCAATTCTTAGGTGAAGGCAAATATATTCCACACTTAAATAGCATATATGCTGGATTGGGTATTCCTCCGACTCTAACAGGTACTTTTGGAGCAGCAGGAACAACAAATAATTTCATCTCACTTAAAACTCTAACACAAAGACTAGAATATGGTCGAGCAATATTAACAAGATTTTGGAAGCATGAAATAGAGCTAGTACAAAAGGCAATGGGCTTTCCTTATCCGGCAGATATTGAATTCGACAGAATGGACTTGAGTAATGAAGAGTCAGAAAAAGCTCTATTAATTCAGCTAGTTGATCGTAATCTAATCTCTGATGAATTACTACAGACTAAGTTTGGTATGAATCCAGATATGGAAAAAGCTAGACTTAATAGAGAAAGAAAAGAAAGAGATTCTGAAAGAAGAGTTAGAAAAGCTGGACCATGGTATGATCCAGTATTTGAAAATACTCTTAAGAAAATTGCTCTACAGCTAGGCATTGTCTCCCCAGGACAAGTTGGATTAGAGCTTGAAAAAAAGAAAAGTGGCGAAAAAATAGGTCTAGAGTTAAAATCGGATTTTGCTCCTACCCCAACGAAGTTGGCAAACGATTCGTCTTCGAAATCGTTGCCAAAAGAGTCAGGAGAAGGACGCCCAAAACTATCTAAAGACACGCAAAAACGAAAAGAGAAAGTATTTCGCCCAAGAACAGGCGCGAAACTAATGATGTGGGCAGCTAAAGCCCAAGACCAAATCAGCGATATAGTTAATCCAATGTTTTTAGAATATGTAAGTAAGAAAAACTTAAGAATGCTTTCTAATGCCGAAAGTCAAGAATTAGAACACACCAAAAGCTTACTACTATTAAGATTAAAGCCATACCAACATATATCTGAATCACTTCTTTCTAATCTTATAGATCAAAATGATCTTAATAAGGGAATAATCCAGCAGTATTCTACATGGTCTAAAGTCTTACGGTCTGAACTAGGTCGAGAATTAAATTCAGATGAAACTAAGCAAGCAAAAGCCTCTTTCTATTCTATGGTGTATGAGTCAAATGACAACATTACTAACTAAAGGGTAATATCTATGCATATGCCAATTTTTCCACAAGAAATAGCCGACGGACTAGAACAACTACTAGCAACCTCTGCATCAATTTCTTATGCTAATCTAGCTAGTCCATGTTCTATAACAAAAAAATCGTCTTTAGAAGATAAGATCAAAAGTATAGCTTCTTACAACGATGAAGATTTATACTATTCTCAAGCTATTCTAGTGACATCATCTTGGAATAAAAATGACGATATATTCGATAAATATGAGATCTGGGCAGCTAAAAGAACCCCAGAACACAAGCCCACTAACTTAGAACATAACGAAGGTATTATTGTAGGGCATATTATATCAAACTGGCCAATCACGGATACTGGTGAAATAATTCAAGAAGATATTAAGCCAGAAGACCTACCAGATAAATACCACATACTTACTGGATCAGTTATTTATAGAGGTTTTACCATTCCAGAACTAAAGGAAAGGGCAGATAAGCTTATCGCTGAAATAGATTCTGGTAAAAAATATGTTAGCATGGAATGTTTCTTTAAAGGATTTGATTATGGTATTCTAAATAAAGAGACTGGTAATTATAAAATTCTTGCTAGAAATAATGAAACAGCCTACCTAACTAAATATCTCCGATCCTATGGTGGAGCGGGAGAACATGAAGATTATAGAATTGGAAGAGTGCTTAGAAACATTACTTTTAGCGGCAAGGGATATGTTGATCGTCCCGCTAATGAAGATAGCATAATCTTCTCTTATAGTCTTGTTCCAGAAAAACAAATTGAACCATTAGAAGAAAAAAATAAAGAAATTGCACAACTAGGTGTATCTATTCCACAGTCCAATAATAATTCGGAGACTAACATTATGCCAAAAGCAGAACTTAATAAAGTTGAAACAGAAGTTGAAGTTGAAGCTGACGCAAAGGCGGAGACTCAAGTTGTTGAAGAAACAGTTGTTACTCAACCAGTTGCAGAAGCCGATACTACTTCGGCAGAAATTTTAGCACTAAAAACAGAAAACGAAAAACTAGCTGCTGACATTGCCAATCTAAATGAAAAGATTGCAGTAATCGAAGTTCTTAAAGAAGAAGCTGCAAAGAAAGATAAGATGGTAAAAGACGCAGAAGAACAAAAGCAAAAGATGAAGGCTGAACTAGATGCCGCTCTAGAAGCTGTTGCTGGTTATCAAGAAAAAGAAAAAGACGCTATGAAGAAAGACAAGATGTTTAAGCGTAAGGCTTCTCTTGTTGATCGTGGTGTTGATGACGAAACAGCAGCAAGCGTTGTTGAAAAATTTGAATCTATGGATGACGATTCTTTTGAAGCTATGGCATCCATGTTTTCTTCTTTCGCAGCCAAGAAGACCGACGATAAAAAGAAAATGCCAGAAGAAGCAAAAGATAATGTCAAATGCTCTGCCTCTGTAACCGATCCTGCGGTTTTAGACGAGGTTGTAACCGAAGAGGAAGTCAATCTTAGCATTGCCAGTGATGATTCCGCAGTAGATTCAATTAGCGAAGGTCTAGCTAATTTCGTTCGTAGTAGATTTAACAAATAATAATTTTTCATAAGGGAGAAAAAACATGGCTCTAAAACCAGATCGTATCGAGCTTTTGACTGACGTTTCGTTCTTCATGAACACAACTGCTGAACGTGGTGGTGTTGCATGTGTTGTGACAGGTGGTTCGGGTATCTCGATGGATGATGCCGGTGCTGTTGTAGGTTACGTTGCCGCAGTTTCAGGCTCAAGACCTATCGGAGTTCTCGTGAATGACGTTGTTAATATTGATCTAACTAGACAACACATTAACTGGCATCGTGATGAAGTTCAAGTAGGTGGCAAGGTAACACTATTACGTCAAGGTCAAGTATCTACAAATAGAGTTGCCGGAACTCCTTCTGCTGGTGCTGATGCTTATGTTGGCGCTAGTGGATTGATTGGTACGTCATCAACTAATGCAGTAAAAATTGGTCAGTGGATGAGTGCTGTTGATAGTGATGGCTTTGCCAAGCTATCCGTAAACATCTGATTATAACTAAAAAATAAGGGAGAAAACAAATGTCAGCTAAAGAAGAAAAGTTCATTCCATCGCCAGAATTGACAGAAGTGTTAAAGCGTTCTGGTTCTAGTCAAAGAGAAGTTGCCGTGGCGGCTACTAAAGAGTTTGCAAAGGCTCTTGAAACGCCTCTTCGTCAAGGTTTGATGAGTGGAGATATTCTAGACGGTATTTTTGAACCAATTAAGTTGGATCAAAGTGCTACTCCAGAATTTCCATTAGATTTCCTTGCTCCTGGTACTGAGCGTGATTTCGTAGCCTATACGATTCCAAATCACGGTTATATTCCAGAACGTCACATTGAGTCTGATTACGTCATGGTTCCGACCTTTGATATCGGAGCAAGCATCGACTGGTTGCTAAAGTATGCCAGAGACGCTCGCTGGGACGTACTTGGTCGCGCTATGGAAGTTCTACAAGGTTCTTTCACAAAGAAGATGAACGATGACGGCTGGCACACGCTGTTAGCTGCTGGCGTTGATCGTAATATTGTAGTATACGATAGCGATGCTAATGTAAGTCAATTTACTAAGAGATTAGTAAGCTTGATGAAGACTGTTATGCGTCGTAACGGCGGTGGTAACTCTGCGAGCAATAATCGTGGACTATTAACCGATATGTATATTTCTCCAGAAGCTATGGAAGATATTCGTGGTTGGGGTCTTGATATCGTTGACGAAGTAACTCGTAGAGAAATCTATCTAGCTGCTGACGGATCAGCTTCAATGAATAGAGTTTTCGGAGTTAATCTACACGACCTAGACGAACTCGGTGTTGGTCAAGAATATCAGCTATTCTATAGCAATACTCTTGCAGCCAGCTTGCCATCTGGTAAGACCGAAATTGTTGTTGGTCTTGATCTTCGTAAGAGAGACAGCTTTATTATGCCGGTTCGTCAAGAAGTTCAAATTTTCGAAGATGAAACATTGCACCGTCAAAAGAGAGCTGGTTTCTATGGTTGGGCAGAACAGGGATTTGCCGTACTAGATAACCGTAGAGTTATTGTGGGCGCTATCTGATAATATATAGATAAAACTATAAACAAATTAGGCTGCCTTGACGGGTGGCCTTTTTTGTTCTATACTATGGAGTATATGGATGACTCGATCTTACTTACAGGAAACAACTATGCTAGAATTATTGTTAACTCAGACTAAATACGATTATTCTCCAAATTCTTTGTCCATGGGTTCAAGCAAAGAGATAGTTGTTCGCTGTGATTACTGTAATTCCGTAGTAGTAAAAAAGTATAAAGACTACTGTAAACAAAGATCTTCTATAGATAAAGATTCGTGTGGCAATACAAAATGTAAATACAAAAAAAGAACAGAAATTAGCGAGGCACTATATAATTGCTCAAATTCCGCACAAAGAGAAGAGGTAAAAGAGAAAATTAGACAAAAAAATACCAAAAGATTACAGTCTGAAGACTTCAAAAAAGAAGCTAAAATTACCAACATGGCTAAATATGGTTCT